TGCTTGTTGGCTTACCGTCAGCGCCGCCTGAATAAGCGGTAGCGATACGGAATGGGCTGAGTGCCTCGTCACCTGCTGTTGCGTTAATATCAGCAGCAGCACCAGCTGGGCCTGCTTCTGCATAACGAACACGCAATGTATGGATTTGAGCTACTGGACCTGTCATTGGCTGTACACCAACGATTTCGTTAGCAATAACTGTAGGCATTACACGACGAATAATAGGTAGAATCACACGGTTTAATGTAGAGATGTTACCAGCATGTGTAGCACCAGCTGTTACGCTTTCTTGCAAACTCTTACGAGTATTTTCAAGGATAATACCCATCGTATTACGACGATGTCCTTGCAAGCCTTCTAACAGGGCATCTTTAGTTTCGCCCCAACGGCTTTCTAATAGTTCTTGTGTCATTATCATCTTTCCTTTAAGGTTAAACTATTACTTCAACCCTGCTAAACGCTTGAGCTCAACAACATTGTTTTCACTCGCTGTTTCTTGGGCTGCTGCTGCTTTAGCAGTTTTATCTCCTGTGACTTCACTACGGCTTTCTGAGAGTACTGATTTTTCCTCTTTTTTGGCACCAGTGTTTAATACAGCAGGTAGATACTTCTCAAATGCTGACTTCAATTTAGGAGTCTGCACACTCTCAAGAAGTTCGCGCATGACCGCTTGCTTCTCTTTAACTAGAGTACCTAGTAGCTCATCCATAACAGATTTGCGATCTTGGCTCTCTTTGATCACGCGGATCTCGCGTTCTTTTGACTCAACAACTTTTTGAACTGATTGACGAGCCTCAATGGCTTCGGCTAATGCAGCTTCGCGTTGTTGAACTTCCAATCTTAGCTTTTGAATTTCTTTGTTCTCATTTAAATGAGTTAAACTAAATTCACTAGCAAAGGCTTCGAAAATACGACGCCCAAACATGTTCTCACGAGCAAGTTGAATGTCTTCTTTCAATTGGGTTAGTTCGGCTCCTAGTTTAGTAGTAACTGATTCTTTTACTAAACGGGCACTTTGCTCAATAAAACGCTTCTGGATAGCTTCTAATTTTGTACGAGCTTCTGCAACTAGACGAACCTTGGTTTCCACCACGGCTTTCTTGTCTTGATTAAACTCACGAATTTCTTCAGCTAACGCACGAACGATAAACTTTTCTAGTTTGCTGTAGTTTTCTTTCTGAATCATACGATCAGAACGCAACTCCTTGATTTCGTCAACTAGCTTGTTTACCATGAAGTCGTTAAAACGACTCGCGCTTTCCATCATGTGGTTTTTCATACGCACACGATCTTCAAGCATGGCCTTTTTCTCTACAACGAACTCATCGATTTCCGCTGCGAGATTTTCAGTTACCATTTTGTCTAGTGCCTCGACCATTACAGACTTATCATGCTCATAACGAGTTGCCATTTCTTCACGCAACTCAGCACGAATTTGTTCGCGGGCTTCCGTTAACTTTGCTTCCCAAGCTTCGTTAATAGCACTACGAGTTTCCTCGTTAATGATACCGCTGTCTAGCAATGGTTTGATAGCATCAAACATAGCTTTCTCCTATAATTTTAGGTCTTTGATGAGAGTCACTACACTGTCTCTCAGGTACTTTTGCACTTTTTGATTGTCATTAACTTCGCCTGCCATTTCTAGCACCTTGTGACCATGACGCATGTTTAATAAACCTTCGTATATGGCTTTAGGATAGGCATGTGGAGCACTTGGTTGCGCTACAATGTCTACGGTGACAATCTCAAATTCACTGACATGGCCAGTGGATTCGCTTACGCTGCCGCTGCCGCGACTTGAAACTCCTAGTTTTACACCACTTTCTAACATGGTTTTAACTAATTGTCCCATAGGGGTCGGTAATATTTTTAACTTACCATGCCCGCATGGACCATCCATCCACATCTGTGTAATCATGTGGCTGACACGATCTAAATTAATTTTTAGATCATCGGGATGATCAACTTCACCGAGCACACTATAGCCGCCCTTTATTTGCTCATTGATAGTCTCAACAGCTTTGGCTATTTCATTAACGGGATAAACACGATTGTTACCGTTCTTTACCCCGCCCTCGATGAAAATACCTTTCATGTAGAGATCCTTCCCACCTTCGGTGCGCTCTTCAGAAACAATCTGAATTTGCGCCCGATCAAAAGTAAGGTCTTCTCTAAGATATTTTGTCATATTACTTGTTTCTTACTGTGGTACCCATAAATGCTTTGCCATCCACTGGTAG